AAGCGCTGCGCGTCGGTGGTCAGCTTCACAAAACCCTTGCGCATGTCTTCCAGCACCGTGATCGAGTCGCGCCGGCTACCGTCCTTGCCGAAGAACTTGACGCCCGTGGCCTTCTCGGCGTCCTTGGCATAGGCGGCATTGGTGAACAGCCGCAGGGTCGAATCAGCCAGGGTGGCCAGGCGTTCGGGCTGGCGCTCGATCTGCGACAGGCCCTCAATGAAGGCCAGCGTCTTGTCAAAGCTCATGCCCGCCGATTGCGCGCGCGACGCGACACGCGGGAAGATCGTCGAAAGGTTCTCCAGCTCGGCATTGCCCAGCCGGCCGGCGACAGTCATGCGGTCGAGCATGCTGGTGGCAACACCGGCCTTCGCGAGATCAAAGCCATAGTTGGCAGCGCCCACCGTCAGCGCGCCGCTCAGAGAGTCTTCATTCGCGCCGGTGACCGCCTTACCCAGGCTCACAGCCTTGGTGGCCTCCAGCGCTTCCTTGTGCTTGAGACCGGCCTGGATCAGGTTGTTGTAGCCCGCCAGCGTGTCCTCGATCGCGCCGCCGTTCTTTTTGATCAGCGTGAACATCTCGCGGTAGGCTTCGCTCTGCTCCGCGACGGACGCGCCGGCCGTCAGCCGAACCTGGGTGAGCTTTTTCTCCAGCAATGCCGCGTTGCGAGCGGTCTGCACCAGCCCCACACCCAGGCCCAGCGATGCAAGTTGCCCCTGGGTGGACTGCATGAAGCCCCTGAGCCGCTGGAACTCAGCCCGCGCGGCGTTGGCAAAAGCGCGGGTGCCCTGCAGCGCCTGTTGCGTGGCGCGCAGATAGCTGGCTGCACTGCCATCTATTCGGACGCCGACAACGTAGGTGGTGCTCATGATTCAGGTGGTTTCGTGAGGATGTTCAGGTACAGCTCAAACTCTGCCAGCGGCAGGCTCAGGATCTCCGCGCGGCTCCAGTGAAACTTAAGGGCTATCAGGGCAACCCCGCCAAGCTTGTCCTTGTGCTTGGCTACGCGTCTTCCCCCAGGCGGTCGGCCTCCGCCAGCGCGGCTGCAATTTCACCGAAGCGGGCCGGACTCATGTCCATGAAGTGGCTCGCCACGAACGGGCCGGTGAACTCGCCCGCGCGCACGATCTGCAGGCAGGCCATCTGCACGTTGAAAGAGTTCGGCTGAAAGCTCGATGCCTGCTGCTCGGCGGCGATCACGTCTTTCATGGTGGACGGCCGCACTTCAATCTCGCCGGCCTCCCTGCCGCCGACCTTCCAGGGCTTTTTCAGGGGCTTGATCAGGTTCTCAGACATCATGGACTCCGGGTGTTTAAAGCTGTTTAAAAGCAGGGTGATTCAGTGGGAAAAGCCACCCGAGGGTGGCTTGGGTTTGCGAAAAGTGCCAACTTGCACCAAATCGCAAACTGGGCGTTTAGCCTTCCAGGCACTCGGCAGCGCCGAACTCCAGGGACACCTCGCCCTTCTCCAGCTTGGGCGGCTTGGCGTTCCACGCGTTGATCAGCGTGTAGGTGCGGCCGGTGTCGGTCTCGAAGACCAGGGTGCCGTCCTTGAAGGCCTGCAGATCCGCCAGGCGCACGTCATTGGTCAGGCTGACCTTGCATTCGACCTTGGGCGCGGTGTGCTTTTCCATGAAGCCATCTACGCCGCTGTCGCTGATGACCGCCTCGCGCTCGATGCCGCCGGTCTCCAGGCTTGCGCCCTCCTTGCTGCGCAGCCGCTGGCCGTTGATGGTCACAAATACCTTGCCTGCAATTTGCGTCATGTTGAAGCCCTCTTAAAGAATGAATTGAACCGACGCGGCGAACACGCGGAACTGGTTGACCACATTCGGCGGCAAGATGCAGTTGACCCGGCCGGTGTCCACCAGGCTGCGCACCACCACCAGGTCGTTCTTGAACTGCTCGAAGCCCTCCAGCACACCCACCAGCTCCAGCTGGCGCGCCACGTCGAGCAGCTCGCCGCGAATGATGTTCGGCGTGGCCACCGCCTGGCCAGGCGAAAAGCTGGTGCCGTCGTCAGCCAGCTTGTGGCGCGGGAAGCGCAGCGCGATGCGGGCCCGGAAGGCGAAGCGCATGTAATCCACCGTCCACTTGGTCTCCAGGTCGAGGTAGCTCACATCGTCGATGCCGTAGGCATTCACCTGGTAGGTGGTCACCACGCGCTCAATCAGCACGTTGCCACCCTGGTCCACCAGGAAGGTGCTGATGCCGTCGCGCAGCAGCAGGTCGCGCTCCTGGCGCGTGAAGCGGTCGCCCAGGGCCGGCGGCAAGATGCCGGGCAAGCCCAGGGTCTGGAACGGCCGGGCCGGGTCAATCGCGCCGCTGGACTCACATATTGCAGCCAGGGCCGCAGCGTAGTGGTAGCTGGGCGATGGCGCGCTCTTGACGCCCACCACCGTGCTGTGCGGGCTGTTGCGGGCCGCGCCGTAGGTGGTCAGCGCGGCGTGCGTGCCGGTCATGCCGATGAACAGATGGCCGGTGCGCATGTCCATGCCGCCCCAGCGGGCGTTGAGCTCGGTCTCCAGCTTGACCACATTGCTGGCATCGTTGTAGGGCGTCACGATGGTGTAGTAGGCCTCCAGGCTGATGGCGGCCAGGGCAGGCGCAACATCGGGGTTGCCGGCGCCGGCCACGCCTGCGGCGATGACGATGGCCACCCCGGCCGGCGTTTTTTCGTCGGGGTAGTAATTGATGCGTGCATCAATGTCGTTGGTGAATGCGCCCTTGTGGCGCGCGGTGAGGGTCACGACGGCCAAGGCTGCCGCTGCGGTCACAGGGGCATCCAGGCGGGCATTGACGGCCGCCGCGATGGCGGTGGCCACCACGGTGGCCGCATCGTTGAGCGCCACGCCAACGGTGATCTTGACACCGTTGATGTACAGCGCCAGCGTGCCGGCCTCCGTGGCCGGGCCGGTGACCGTGAGGGTCTTGGTGGCGGCGGTGCCGGCCACGTCGTCGGCCAGGCCCATTGCCCAGATGTCGCTTTCCTTGTTGGCGTTGCGGGCAATCACCAGCATCTCGTGCAGCACCGAGCCGCGGCCAAACAGCGCGGCCGCTTCTGCGGGGCTGTTGATGCGCTGCAGCGTCAACGCGGCAGCGCTGCCGGCCGCCAACTTGTTGCCAATGAACAGCATGCGCCGGTTCATGGCCGGCAGGCCGCGCACCGCCTTGCTGTTGTCCACCTCCAGGTACTGGCCTGGCGTGCGCACGTCGATCGGGATGGTGTTAAACGCAATGTTGTCCGGCATGTAATGCTCCAGTTAAAACGGGTTACAGGTTCGAGGCGCTGGCTTTCACCATGCGCGGTTTGGTGGTCTGCGCGTCAGGGCTCTCGCCAGCCGGGGCTGCGCTCTCAGGCGGCGCGGCGCCCACCACATCGCCATCGGCAATGCGGCGCAGCCAGTAGCCCTCGGCGTTGACCAGCTCGCCGCCTTCGGCAAGGTAGCCGTTGACCAGCTTGCGCACCTTCAGGGCCGGCTGGCCTTCGGGCTGCGGTGCGGGTTTCACAAAAATCTGTTCCATCAGGGTGCTCCAGGGAGTTGAACGTCCAGGTCGGCGTCTGGCCGGCTGGTTGAATAGTCGGGTGGCGTGGCCAGCCACTTGGCATGCTCGGCGCTGCCGGCCTGCGGGGGAATGTCGATGTCGGCATGCACCCGCGTGAAGTCCGGCAGCTCGGCGATCTGCGCTGTGCCATAGTCATAAGCCAGCTCGACAGCCGTGCTCTCCAGCGTGATCTCAACCGCAGCCACGCCGGCTGTGTCGAAAATCTCTTCGTCCACCATCTCGCCGCCGGTCACGGACCAGCTGCAGTCGCCAATGAACTGATCGTTGAGCGCCCGTATGGCCAGAATCACCAGGTGGTCGCAGCCAATGTCAATGCCGTCGCCCTTGCGGGCCTGCTCCTGGCCGGCGACATTGCGCACCACGCCGGCCACCGTGAAGCGCATGCTGGCCAGGTTGTCCCTGACGGTGAAGCGGCCCGGCACTATATAGAGAGCAGGCGCATCGGCGTGGTAGCGCTTGAGCAGCTGCTCGCTGGTGAGCTTGGGCAGGGTGCCCACGGTGCGCACCAGGCGCGCCACGTCGCGGTGGGTTTTGAGGCGCGCTATCAAAGCGTTTTCAGCGGCGGCGAGCATCAGCGGCCTCCCCGGTTGCGCGCGGCCAGGTCAATGGCGTCATTGGTCAGCGCCAGCATTTCGCGGCCGTCCTCGGCATTGACGCCCAGGTAAGGCCTAGCCGGGATGGTGACTTGCTTGACCGTCACGAATCCGCCACCCGGCATGCGAAAGCGCAGCGCGCCGGCTGATTTGGCCTTGATGACAGCGCCGAACTGGTGAACGCCGGCATAAATCACGTTGGTGCCCCAGCTGGTGCCGCTGTTGTCCGCGTTGTGGCTGATGCTGCGCAGCAGCCTGGCCTTCTGAATAAGTGTCCGGCCAGGGCCGCTGGCCTGGGCGCGGATGCTGGGCACCCAGCGCTTGCGGTCCGGGCCGGCCTGGTTTTTGAAGCGCAGCCGGGTGCTGCTTTCGCCGTACTGGCCGATGGCCTCCCAGATCGGGCGGGGCTGCTGGCCGAGCGCGGCCATGCGTGCAAACGCACCGCCCAGGCCCTCCAGGCCATCGGTGCGGGCTTCGATGATGATGCCGGTCATATAAACCCCCGACTGCTTTCGCGGCCCCACACCTTGCCGCCGGTCACCAGCTCGGCGCCTGCGCTGCTGACGGGCTGCACGCCGCTGGCTGCGTCTGCGCCCAGGCTGACGACGCCCTTTGAAACGCTTTCAAGCCACTTGATGTTCGCCGCATGGCGGTCCTTGATCAGATCCGTGACCTGATCGTCATAGAGGTAAAAGCGCGCCAGCTCGCAGGCCACCCGCTGCAGCACGGCTGGCACCGGCGCGATCGGCAAGGTGTACCTGGCGCTGATGTAGCCGTTGATGGTGTCGTCGGCGTCCTGCAGGGCGCGCTGCACCACCACCAGGCCGGCCTGGGCGCGGGCGACCGCATCGGCCGGGTAGCCCACCAGGCTGGTTCCTGCGGCCACGGCGATCATCAGCGCGGCGGTGACCAGGCGCGGCACGCCGCGATCGACGCGCTGAGCAATCTCAGTGGCGTCGAAGCGGGTCAGCAGTTCTGTGGCGGTGGCGTAGGGCACTTGGTTTTAAGGGGTGTTTAAGCTTTAAGGAATGCACACTTGGGTAGCACATTCCTGAAACCTCAAAAAAGGCCCGGTGGTGTTACCCACCGGGGCTTTTGCTCAGCTGCTTTGCAGTTGCTTATTTGTGTCGGTCTACGCCTCGGCTGGCGGCTCGATGTCCACTTCCTGCACGACCAGGTTGGGGTCTGTGGTGATCTGCTCGACCTGTTCGGCCGACAGCTCGCTCAGCGGAATCGTCTTTGCCTCGCCACTGAAGGTGTGGCCACCCCGGCGAAAGCTCGCCGGGCGGGCTGTGACCTTCAGGCCTCGGGTGGCCGGGCCAGCGGCCCGGCTTTGGTTCTTGGTTGCCATCTAAGTTTTCTCCTGGAGTTAATCAGTCAGTGGCCGCTCAAGGCAACCAGGGGCAGGTCACGACCACGGCGGTGTTGCGGTAGACGTTGCTGGCGCCGTTTGCCTGGCGCTCGGCGGTGACCACGTCCAGCGCGGCCTTTTCGTTGCTGGGGCCAACGAGCAGCAGGCCGGGCATGATGCCCATCGGCTTGCCGGCATCGTTTTTGACGCTCATCATGGCCTGGCGTGCGGCGCCGTAGCCGGCTGCGTCCAGGGCGGCCTTGCTGCAATAGGCTTGCTGCCACAGCCCGAAGCCCACGTTCAACCGGCCATCGACGCCAAAGACATATTCGTCTTTGTCGAAGACGTGCTGGTCTGTCAGGTCCGTCTTGGAGACAAACGAGTAGTCCCGGCGCATCTGCAAAATGAAGGGCTTGAGCATCTTGCTGATGTCGAGCAGATACCAGGGGTTGTTGCCGCCAACAGACTGGTAGTTGCTGACGCTGACCTCTGCGCCCGACTGACCCACCGGGTGATCGGTATCGAAGAAGTACTGGCCGTCATAGCACAGCGTCGAAGTGCCGGCTGCGATCAGCGAAAAGATCAACTGATCAGGATGCAGCGCCGCGTCCTGGCCGAGGTTTGCCATCAGCGGCGTGTAGGTGCCGTACTGGTCATCATCAATGGCGTCCCTGGGTACCGCCACGGTGTTTTCAAACTTCTTGTTCTTGATGCTGTAGCCGTGCAGCTTGAGGTTCTGGTACACCCGCTCACCCAGCCACTCGCGCATTTGCGTGTTCGCGCCAAGCCAGGCATAGATTTCCTCGCTGGTCGAGGACGGCACCTTCATGGCGACCTTGTCCCACATCGGCTTTGCCGTGGTAAAGGCACCCTTGAAGGCCGCGTTAAAACCCTGCTTGAGCAGTGTCAGGTTGGCCGGCGTGATGGTCAGCCCGCCGAAAGCCAGGGCCGCCCAGGCCTCGCTGTTGGCCGGCATCGAAATTGCCGCCATTGCCAGGCCGGCGTGCGCCGGGTGATGGCCCGCAAAGGCCATGCCCGCGCCGAGCACGGCGAAGACCACGATCGCCAGCAGGCGACCACCAGAAAAAATGCTGCGTTTCATTGATTGCTCCAGGAGTTGAGGGGGGTTAGATGAACTCGATCCAGACGCCGGTGGCGTCCACGTCGCGGATTTTTCCGGCGATGCTGCGGGTCGCGACGCCGTCCGTCTTGGCGACGGTCTGGTTGTCCACGATGTAGGCGTTGGTGCCGATGTCGGCGATGGTGATCAGGTCGGCTGCTGCGCTGTTGGCGAAGCGGAACCAGCCGTCGTTGCGCACCGGCACCTTGATGTCGCCGCTGGCACCCAGCGTGTTGTCAGCGGTTTCGTCGGCCACGCCAACGGCCTTGAGGGTGGTCGCCACCGCGCCGCCCTGGGCGTAGCCTGCGGCGGTGAGTACCACCAGGGTGCCTGCCAGCACCTTGGTGGCGGCAAGCACGGGGTAAGCGGCCTTGTCGCCCGCGCGGCGCTGGGTGTCGCGCTCTGTTGCAATTGCTGTCATGTTGTTTCCAGGTAGTTAGGGGGTTGGGTGGGGGCGCGTCAGGCGGCAACCTCTGCGCCGCCGCGGAACTGCTCAAGCGTCAGGCCCATGCTTTTGCACATGGCCAGCTCTTCGGCCGTGCCTGGCGCCTTGGGGTCAAGCGCTGCGGCAGGCTTGCCGCCGGTTTGCGTCTGGCCGGCCAACGCAGGGTTGGCGGGCGTGTCCTTGATCAGCGCCTTGAGCTGGGCAACGTCCACCTTGCCGATGTCGCGCCACACCTTCTCAACCACCGGGGAGCACTTGCCTTCGGCCCGTGCGGCGGCGATCAGTTCATCGACCTCGCGGTCAACGCCAACGGCCTTGAGCGCGACAACTTCCTTGTTGAGGGCGTTGAAGGAGTCCAGCGAGACAAATTTCGTTGGGTCCGGGTTTCCACCTGCGCCACTGGCTTTCAGCGCGGCCACTTCCGTGGTCAGGCTTTCGGCCTTGTCAGCGCCGGCTTTCAACGCAGCCACAGCCGTGACGGCGTCCGCTGCAGTGACCGTCTCGGCCAAGCCTGCAGCTTTGCGCAGATCGGCAGGCGCCGACCGGAGCATGGTGACGGCGCTCACAGCCTGCTCAGCTGTGGTCGCGTCGGTTTCAGGAAGGCCCAGCGCCTTTAACAGCGCCATCAATACTGGATTCATTGAATTCTCCGAGGGGTTATCGACCGAGGAAGAAGCCGGGTCGATGTCGGCCGTGGAAAAGCGGGCGGTCAGGGCGGCGAGCTGGACTTCGTCCATGCCGTCCAGGCCGGGGTTGTTTGTGAGGGCGGCGCAGATCAGGCGCTCGACCTCGCCAGTTTTTGGGTTGAACTCGAACACCGCACTGATGTAGCGGTACTCATCTGCGCCGATGTATTCGGTCGCTCGCACTGTCCAGCGCACGTCTGTGGCGAACAGCCCTTTCGCCGCATCAAACTCAACGCGCTTGAACCAACCCGCAGCCGGCGCGGGCTGGCCGTTGATGTCGGCCAGTTGGGTTTGGTGCTCATAGTCAATGACGAAGTCGTTCTTCCGGCCGTGAACCTGGGCGACCACCTTGGGCGCGTTCTTGTCGGTCAGCTTCCAGCTGCCGAACGGCATCGGCCGGCCATCGGTCGGCTTGAATTCGCCTGCAGGCAGCAATTGCACGAGGGCGCCGGCGGCCGCGCCAATGGCGAACGTCAGCGCTGCAATGTTTCCTGGCTTGTGTGGTGTCTTCTTCATGAGGCGTTGATCCTCGCGCGATGCCGCACCACACGTCTAGTAAAACGCTTTAGCTCGTTCATGGCTTGGCGCCTTTGTCGGCCTTGAAGGCATGGGTCTTATCCCGCAGCATCTTTTCCAGGTGCGCGCGCCGGCCGCCTGGTGGGTAGTGGAAGGCCGGGTCAACGCCGGTCGGCACGCTCATCACTTCGCCCGTGCGCTTGTTGACCACCTCGCGCATCACCTCGGGCGGCGCCTTACCGACCTTGAGGCCCTCGCGGTCGAGCATGCGCTGCGTGTACTGGATGACGCTGCACTTGCAGCCCCACTCCTTGATCGGCAGATGCGACTGCCAGAACGAGTCGTCGGCGCGCAGCACCAGGCCGGCATAGGCCAGGTGGGTGTGGCGCGGGTTGCTTGACGCGCTGCGCACGTACTCAAGAAAGGGGAACAGCTCCTGGTTGCGCTCGATGCGCTCCCATTGCCCTTCGCTGTAGGCGGTGGCAAGGTTGGTGTCGAAGATCACTTCCAGCCGGCGCGGGCTGCCCAGCTGCACCAGCTTGGTCTCGCCGTCGTCCGGGTCAACCATCTCCTGGCGGCCCCACCAGCCACGCTTGACCAGGCGCGGCATCAGCTCTTCCTGGAACACGGCCAGCGTGGTGCCGTCTGCGATCGCTGCGTCCACGAACTCGCGGATCTCGGCCAGCAGATCCAGCTGCATGGCCTTGGCGACGGTGAACGCGGCCTGGTGTTCCTGCTGCCAGACATCCCGGTAGTCAAAGCCGATCCGGTAGCCCTTCTGCCGGAAATAGGCGATGGCTTCCTCCGGATTGACGGCCTTCAGGACCGGCTTCAAGTCCAGTTTTTTGGGCATTTAATGCAACACCCGCTCAAAACCAGCCGAAAAAGGCAAGCCCATCCCCGCCCCAAATTGGCGCATAGACCCTTTAAAGACCGCTTTAGCAGCCGCGCTGGCGATTTTTTGGGGGGGTGGTAGCCAGATCGGCGAAAGGCGCCACAAAGGCCCTGAAATTTGAAGTGGCCCGGTTTGGGGGCACCGGACGGCCGCCCACCAAAGCGGAAACCTCAATGCTGGCGCGGGTTTACGGCCGTTTGGCTGGCGCATCAATCGGCCTTTTTGACCTGGTTGAGCTGGCCCCAAGTGCGGGCCGCGAATTGGCCGCGCGCCAGCAGCTCGGCCAGCCTGGCCGGATTGGCCTGGCTCAGCGCTGCCTCCAGGGCATCGCGGAATTCCTCCAGGGTGCTGGCAGCGGCCAGCGCGGTCTGGATGGGCTGCAGGGTTTCGCCCAGGACTTCTTCCCAGTCGTCGCCCATGTCGGCCACCAGCGCGTCCAGTTCATCGCCCTCGGGGCCGCCCGCCGGCACACGGGCCTTGAGCTGGGCACTGCCAGGCTTGGGCGCATTGTTCGGTTTTGCCTTGGGGTCGGTCGGTTCGGCCGCCGCAGACGCAGCCGGCGTCAGGATTTCGTCGCCATCGGCCGGTTGCGGGATCTTCAGCTTGTCGTGCGCCCACTTGGCTGGGATGCGCATGCCCACGCCCACCAGCTTGGGAACGGCGTCGCTGTACAGCTTCAGGTCTTCCGGCTCCTGGGTATCAAACACCAGGCTGGGGCAGCGGCGCATGTCCGTCGCCCCCTTGTTCAATGCCAGCAGCGGGTAGATCAGCTGGCGCTTGAGGGTGGCCGCGATCTGCTTGGCGTCGGCATTGCGCAGCTCGGTGCGCACCTCGTTGTGCACCTTGCCCAGGGCCTGTGTGCCGTTGGCGCCTTCGCTGCTGGTCAGCGTGCCGCCCAGGATGGCCTTGGACATCGTCCGCTCCATCAGGCTGATCATGGAGTCGAAGGCCTTGTTGTCGCCCTGGGCCGCATCCTTGAAGTCGATCGCCATGCCGGCCGGGATGATGGCCGCTGCGTTGTGGCCGATGCCGGCGACGGCGCGCAGCAGCGTGGCCTTGTCTTCCTTGGTGGCGCTGGCGTTGTAAATGCCCAGGCGGATCGGCAGGCCGTAGATCTCCAGGAACTCGGCCAGATCGCGCACGGCGTAGTTCTTGAAAATGAAGGGCCACGTCAGCACGCGGAACAAACCGCTGCGCGAGACATAGCCGCTGCGCGCCCGGTGCTGGTGCATGATCCAGCCGAACTGCCAGAGCCGCTCACCGTCTGCGCTGTTGTCGCGCAGCCGCAGCTCGTTGCGGCCGATCTCTGGATCGAGCGCCAGCTTGAACCAGCCCTGTGGCCGGTGCTCGATCTTCACCGGCATCTGGATGCCGTCCACCCGGCCCCATGTCATCTCCAGCGGGGCAAAGCCGTGGCCGATCGCGTCCGTCATGTCGAACAGCACGTCGCCGAAGTCCTCCATCGACTCCAGCACCTCGGTGATGAACTCGGCCTGGGCCTTCTCCTGGGCCGTTGCATTCTTGGGCGGGACGATAGTCCAGTCCAGCTGCTGCACGGCCATGCGGCGCTTCTGCAGCTCGCTGAAAAGGTGGCCGTCCTTTTCTTCCATGTCGGCAAACAGCTCGTGCTGGGCCGTCAGGTCGCCTTGCTCGGCGTCCTGCAGGATCTTTGCCAGGCGTGGCGGCGTCAGGCCCCGGCTGGGGTGGTTCTCAAACTCATAGCGCAGCTGCGCCAGGCGCGCGGTCTGCGGCTCCTGGAGCTGAGCCACGGCTACGTCTTCAAAGGCTTTGCCGAATTGGTCAAGGATGGCCATAGTTGTTTCTCGGTTGTGTTGGCCTACCAGGCACCGCGCTGAAAGTCGCCCATGTCGTGATCGTTGTCGCGGTCATTGAGCGGTGCATCCCAGCGGCCGTGGCGGGCTGGCGCGGCCTCATAGCCGTAGTCATTGGTGCCGGCCAGCACTCGACTGGCGTACCAGGCGTTGGCGCCAGCGATGAAGGTGTCGCCGTGGCGTTTCTTTTTCTGAGCATCGGCGGTGCGCAGATCTGGAATCAGCGGAATGCCCTTGACGACCTTGGGCACGCGGTGGTCGGCCAGAATGTCCGCGTCCATTGGCAGCTCGAACATCCGGTCCTCGAACGCCGCTTTGTACGGAGGCAGGTTTTCCAGGTACCAGGCCTGCGTGGCCATGATGCAGAGAATTCGGTCCGGGCCATACCGCTGCGCCGTCTCTTCAGCCATCTGCGAGCCGAGCCCACGGCCATCCAGCGCGGCACCGACAAAGCGGTGCAAGCCGTCCATCAAATACCAGAGCACCTGCAGCTGCTGACGGAATGGCATGCCGCGCAGCTCGATCGCAAAGGGCGCATAGCGCGTCAGGTTCTGGCGTTGCAGCAGCGGCACCAGGGCAGTCAGGTCGCCGGTGCGCGCGAAGTCACCGCCGACAAAGCTCATCTCGTTTTTCGGCAACTCGGTCAGCAGCGGCTTGAGGTTGTCTTCGCACCAGCCGAGGACGGTGGAAATGCGCGACTGCTCAGACTGGAAAGTAAAAGCCGGCGCGCGCTGGTCACGCAGCACCGGCCAGCCCTTGCGCATCTGGCCTTCGACCAGCTCGCGGGTGAGGAAGGCGCCAGAGCCGTTCTTGGGCACGCAGTCCAGCTCTTCCTCGGCGTCGTCGCCGTACTGCGCGCGGATGGTTGCCGCCCACTTGGCTTCGCCCTCGGCCGTCCATTCAATCTCCTGGCGCTGGCAGACGCGGTGGTACAGGCCGTCGCGGATGGCTTCATCGAAGGTGGTGCGGTGCAGGCTGTAGGGCACGCGGCCGGCGCGGATATCGTTGACCAGGGTGTTGAACGGGTTGTCGTCGCCGTTGTGGGTGCTGATGATGCGAACCTCGCCGCCCCAGATCAACAGCGCCATCGCGGCCTTGATCAGGCCGGCCAGGTCGGTGTGGAAGGCGGCTTCGTCGATGATGACGCGGCCCTGCTTGCCGCGCAGGTTTCGCGGCGTCGATGACAGTGCCGTGATGCGGTGGCCGCTGGCGAAGGTGATGCTGAATTTCAGCACCGACTGGCGCTCTTCGCCGTCAATGAAGATTTCCTCACCCGACTCGATGTCGGCCGCGAAGCCCTGCATGTGCTGCGCCCACTGCGCGCAATCGAGAATGAACTCGATCGCCATGTCCTTGGTGTAGCCGATGTACCAGACGTCCATGCCGGTCGCCGCGGCTGCGCATTCCACCGCGTCTTCGGCTTCGCCCCAGCTCAGGCCGATGCGGCGCGATTTCTCGTAGACCTTGACCTTGGCCTTGTCGGTAACCCACTTGCCCTGGTAGTCCAGGAAGATGCCGGGCGAGCGCTGCGCCGCCTGGTACTGGATCGCCTCGGCCAACGGCGTCAGCGTGGGGGACAAGGCAATCGCGGCCGCGACTGCCAGCTTGGGCAGAATCATTTGGCGGCAACCCCCAGAACCTTGTTGCGCCAGGTCTGGATGGTCTCTTCAGACGCACCCAGCTTGCGGGCACCCTTGGTGATTTCTTCGGCAGCTTTCTCTGCCTTGGCCGCGACCAGCTTGCGGATGGCAAACTCTTTGTCGATCACCAGCTTGTCGGTCTGGGCAAAGCCCTTGATGGCGTTGCTCAGGAACATCAGGTCTTCAGGGCTGGCGCTTTCGGTTTCGCTGATGCTCTTGAAGGCCACCATGCGCAGCATCTCCAGCAACATGCGGCTCACGTCGCCCTTGGGCTCCGCGCCGATCTTGTCCATCCACACCGAGGCCATCTGCTGCGCCTGTCGGTATTCCTCCATGCGCTCATTGGCTGTCTTGACGTAGCGGCCAACGGCAGAGCGCGATGCCTCGCCGCCCAGGGAATTGATCAGCTCGACCAGCTGGTCGATGCTGGTGCGGCCTTCGCGCACGGCCGTGTCCACCGCTTCCTTGATCTTGGGGTCAAGCTGGGTGATGGAGCTGGGCCGGGAAGGCTTGCGCTTGACTATGGTTTTTGTTGCCATGTAAAAGCCTTTAAGGCGTCGGCTTCTTGACGCCTGGCACGCTGGCGCGGCCGGCGGCTACATCCGCGCCACGGGCCGTCATGGTGGCAAGGGTCACCTCGCCGATCACGCGCGAAGTCACCAGGCCCTGCTCGGCCAGCCAGGCAATATCGCCGGTGACCTGGTCGATGCTGGCGTTGTGGCCGTAGATGTCGCCAATGGCATCGCGCAGCAGGAAGCCGTTGGCCTGGTAGCCCTGCGACTGCGCCAGCACCAGCAGCAGCGACAAGCGGCGGTCTTCGGTGACGGTTTTCTGGAAGCTCATCGGTGTTTGTTGTTGAGTAAGTGGTCATGCACCAGGTTGATCTGGTGCTCCATGCGTGCGAGCAGGCCGGCCAGGCCGTTGATCTGCGCCTTCACCGAGGACACGTCATTGGCCAGATGGGCCATGTCCTGCTGGGTCGGCAGGTGATTGACCGCTTCTTCCAGGACGGTGATGCGGGTGTTCTGCTGCTCGTTGGCCTCGGTGCTTGCCTTGATGAAGGTTGCCAGCTCGTTGGACACGGCTTTGACGGCGATAACGTTGTCGTTGTCCTTGGTGCGCAGGTAGCCCCACACGCCCAGGGCGATGATTGCCACCCAATGCGCGATGTCATTGAAGACCTTCCACGAGATGAGATCAAAGGGGCTCAAGGGCTCTCTCCGTTTTGTTTGTTTGTTTGGGTGCGCGACATACAAACATCGCGTCATCCTGCAGGCCGGCTACCTGGTCGCGGAGTCGGTCAGCTTCTGCAGCCAGCCCGAGGAAAGCTTGGTTGCAGCTTCCAAAAAGCTCTCTTGCGGTGGCGGCACCTTCAGCGAGGGCGACAGATCCGGGATCGCTTCCGGCGGCGGATACGTCACGCCGGTTGAGGGTGTCAATGGCGCTGCGCAGCTGGTCAGCAACAGCATCGCCAGCACGGATGCGGCGCTCACGAAGCGCCTCGCGTTTTGCCTGTTCATCGGAAATCCTTTCTGCGTTACGAAACTTGATCAGTTGGTCGGCGCTGCGCTCACGCTCCAGGCGCAGGGTTTCGGCCTGGTCAATGGCCTTTTGCTTGTCGCACTGCGCCTGCGTGCGGGCTTCACCCACACCGATCAGGTGCGAGCGCACGGCAGCAGCCCCGGCCGCAAGCGCAGCCAGCACAGCGGCAATGAGGGCCAGGCGTATCCAGGTCATGACCTGCCCACCGCCGTGCTGGTGATGAATCGCAGGGCGGCATTGGCGACCGGCAGCGCGAAAGCCAGCCAAGGAAACAAGCCACCGGGCAAGACGCCCTGCAAAACATTGAGCTGCGTCTCGGCAGCGGCCAGCGCCAGCATGGCGGCGTTGACCCACAGTGTTTTTGACTTCCACCAGGGCTTGACTGCCGGCGTGTTTTCGGCAGCGGCCCAGCCGGCTTTGGTGGCCGCGTTTAGCTGCCACCAGTCGAGCAGTGGCATGCCGTCGTAAGTCTTGCCGCCAACCGCCAGGCTGTAGGAGGCATAGGCTTTTTGTCCGGGGCTCATTTCAGCCACTTCCACAATGCCCAGGCGAGCAGCGCGATCAAAGCGGCCGCAATGTATGGCAGGCTGTAGATGATCCACATGATCAGCCGGTAGTCGCCGTGGCCCCGTTGCCTATGTTTAAGGTTTGTGCGTCCTCTCATGCTTGCTGCTCCTGGTAGATCTGGCTGGCCTCGGGCTGCATGCCACGGGCCAGCCAGGCGCGCACGTCGAAGCCTGGGCAGGTTTTTGTCCACTCGAAAGGCTCGACCAGGCCGTCGCCATCGCCATCGGGCGACAGGTCGCGGTGGCCGCAGACGCCGCCGAACATGGTGTAGCCCAGCTTGCGCGTCTTGTCTGGCACGCGCTTGGGGGCGGAGCAGGGGATGCCGTAGTCCGACAGCAGCATGGACACCACCGCCTGCAGGCTCTTCCATTGCTCGGCGGTGTATTTGGCCTCGCGCTCAGCGCCGCCCACCAGGCAGATGCCCACCGAGTTGGCGTTGAACTCGGCAGCATGCGCGCCGACCTCGCTCAAGGCCCGGCCAGACCAGACCTCGCCGGTCAGGTCAATGATGAAGTGGTAGCCGATGGACGGCAGCTTCGAACTGAAAGCGCGCACGGCCTCTGGCCGACGCCTGAACTGGCGTGCGGCGTGCCAGGCGTCAATGACCTGGGGCGCGTTCATGTAGCCCACCGAGCCGGGCTTGCCCTGCTGCAACGGCTTGCCGCTGGGGGTGGCGGCGCAGTGAATGACAACCAGGTCAATCGACCGTGGCAGCGGTTGCCCGACTTGGCGGGCGATGGGTGTTTGGTTTGCGAGCATCTGCGGGATGTTCCCGCGTGCGCGCGATGCAGTCTATTAAAACGCTTTAGCTAGAAGCAGTCTTACAGGTGGCCTGGCGGCGAACGCCGCCCCAAGCCGTCCCGGTGGATATCCAAATTTAACGCGTCACGCCGGACGTGCTCGCGTCAGCAACAATCAGCCGCTTGCCGTCGCCATCCACCCAGAAAGTTGTGGCCACGCCTTTTTGCTGTCCAGTCAACTGCTCAAGGTGTCCCTGCATCGCGTCGGAGAACGCCGCCGACACCAGAACTTCAGGACCAATGCGCATGTTTTCCTTGCTGGTGAAACGGTCGCCGATGAAGACATACATTTTGGCAAACTCGCAGGGCTTGGTGCACTCCGCAACCGTGCGGACGTTGCCGCTTTTCACCATCACTTGGTAGGAGTCGCCCCTTCGCCCCAGGTAACTGATCATGGTGATGGGTGCCGCCGCCTGTCCTTTCTGTCTATCAGCCTCGCTGATCCCCTGCTCGTAGCCATATTCCAGGCCGTCCTTGATCGAGTAGCGGGGCTTTGGCGCAGCAGGGGCCGCAGGGGCAGCCGGTGCTGCTGCCGCAGAGTTGCTTGCGCCATTGGACTCCCCGCAGCCGGATACCAACACCATCGCGCACGCCACCAACATCATTTTTAAAGTCGTTTTCATAGATCCCCTTGTCAGCTGAAAGTCACGCCGGCCCACCGCACCCGGCCGATCACCTGGAAGTCACGGTCGCGGTCTTCCGTGCCCTGTATGTCAAATGGCTCATACGCCTGGTTGTAGCTACTCACGCGCAGCACCTTGCCGGGCAGACGCTGCAGGTTCTTGACCAGCAGCGCACCGTCGAGCCTAACGATGTGCACGCCCTCGGTCAAAGCCTCGCGGTCTTTCAGGTCCGTCAGGACGGTGTCCTTGGGCCGCAGCCAGGGCTCCATTGACCTGCCGACAACTGCCGTCATCGCAATCTGGTTGTGGGAGATGCCCAGCTCGTAGCGGATGTAATTCGCGTCGAACGGCCGCATGGCGGTGACCGCCTCAACCTCATTGAAGGCGCCGCCACCGGCTGAAACATTGATGTCGAACAGCGGCACATAAATAAACCCATCGATCTGGACGGCTTCAAGGCCCTTACGCACCGCGTCCGGCCCTTTGGCTTTTTCCTGGTGGTCGCCCTCCAGCAAGTAGGCCGCGCTGGTGCCGTACAGCTGGGCGATCACCTCCAGCTCAAAGGCGTCGGGCAGCGCCATGCCGCGCTCGAAGTTGTAGATGGTGTTGCGGTGCAGGCCCAGGCGTTCGGCCACCTCGCCGATCTCCTTCGCGCCTCTGGCCGTCTTGCAGCGCTCACCGAAGCGGCGCATGTAGGAGCCCTTGGCCTCAGTGCGGGCCGTCTTTAACTCGCTCTTTTCAGACGCTGCAGCGGCATGGTGCAGATACCAGGCGACCGGCTCTTCGGCCACCAATACCTTGGCGGGCTCGATCGAAGAAGGCTCTGTCCCGCCTTGCTCCGGCTGCGCTTGATTTGTGTTCATCGTCACTATTTTCTGTGCGCATCCGGCAAAAGGCAATTCCGTTTAGCCCTTTTGGTAATTATTCACACTGATTTATGCATCAACACAAACCCTTGTGCATAAATTCGTTGACTTCCTTTGTTTTGTGCTTATGATCATGTGCATGAACACAAATAGAACGACATCAGCACAAGAGGATATGCATCCCGCTGACGTTATTGCAGCCCTTCACAAGCGCAACTTGAGCATGCGGCAAATTGCCCAAGCCAATGGTTATGCCCACATCTCGCGTGTGCTGTACGGCCGCTGGCTCGCCGCCGAGCAACTGGTGGCAAAAGCGCTTGGCATGAAGCCGGAGGACATCTGGCCTTCACGCTACCTCGACCCGGCCGACCGCGCCCGTGCTTTTCAGCTGACCCGCAAGATCAAGATCACCATGCCGCGCAAGCAGCGCAAGGCATCCGCCTCAGAGGCCCGCGTATGAAGTGGCTGTCAGCATCCTCCCTTGCCGGCCTGCCAGGCCTGCCCGGAACACAGCGCGGCGTGCTGATGCGCGCCCAGTCCGCCGGATGGGCTTGTCGCCCGCGTGAAGAGGGCCGGGGCCGCAGCGGCTTCGAATACCTCAGCACTGACCTGCCACCCGAAACTCAGCAAGCCATCGCCGCCCAGGCGGCTGGCGCGGTCAAGCCCGCAGCCGACGCGATCGCCGCAGGCAAGCGCGCCAAGCAGGTCGCCCAGGAGCAGGCCTGCGCCACGTCGATGGCGAAGTTCGGCATCGTGCTGGAAGCCAAGGGCGGGTTCGACCCGGCCCGCAACCCGAAGCTGGACCTGTTTCAACGCTTCGAGAAATACCACGCGCTGCGCGGCACGGCCGTCTGGCCTGCCATACAAGAATTTGTGCAGCTGTGGGGCGCCGGGCAGATTGAGGCGCACGGCAACACCCGCACCGCTTACCCAGCCATTCCGGCCAAGACGCTGGACAAGTGGTACCGGGCATGGCGCACCCAGGGCATCGAGGCGCTGCTGGAACGCAAGCCCCGCAAGGACAAGGGTGAAAGCGCTTTAACCCGTGATGAAGACCTGCATGACACCTTCATTGCGGCCCTGGCCGAGATGCATGACCCGACCGCCCGCCAGATGCAGCGCGTGATTCGCAACCAGGTGGGCAAGGAACGCACACCATCAACCAGCACCCTCAAGCGCTGGCTGCGCGAATTCAAGGACAGCAACGCCCCCGCGCTGCTCATGTTCAAAAACCCGGACGGCTACAAAAACAAATACCGCTCGGCCTTCGGCTCACAGATGGACGGCATCACCCGCCCCAACCAGCAGTGGCAGCAGGACAGCACGATTGGCGACGCCATGCAGCGCGCCGACCTGGCCTTCAACCTGGTGGACCAGAACACCGGCGAGATTCGCCGCCACGCCATCATTGCCAGCATCGACGTGTTCACCCGCCGCGCCCAGGTGGTGGTTGCACCGACCAGCAGCTCAAACGCGGTCAAGGCGGTCACCCGGCTTTGCATCCAGGCCTGGGGCAAGCCCGAGCAGATCAAAACCGACAACGGCAAGGACTACACCGCCCAGGACTATGACTTCGCGCTGACCAGCCTGGGCATTGAGCACCGCCTTTGCACGCCTTTCAGCCCGGAGCAGAAGCCCTATATCGAGCGCTTCATCGGCACGATGATGCATGACCTCTTCCCCATGCTGGAAGGGTTTGTCGGCAAGAGCGTTGCCGAGCGCAAGGCCATCGACTCGGGCAAGAGCTTTGCCCAGCGCTTCGGCCTGGGCGGGCTGGATCTGCGCATGGGTGCCAGGCAGCTGCAGGACGTGATCAACGGCTGGCTGGACGAATACCACAACCGCACCCATTCAGAGCTGGGCTGCAGCCCCAACGAGATGGCCGAACGCCACACCACCCATGTGGTGCGCATGGACGATCGGGCGCTGGACATCTTCCTGATGGCGGTGGCCGGCAAGGGCACCCGTGTTGTCGGCAAGCGCGGCATTCCCCTGGACAAGGGCTGGTTTGCCGCCCCCGAGCTGGCCGCCCATGTCGGCAGCACGGTGCGCTGCAGGCAGGACGAACTTGACCTGGGCGCGCTGTATGTCTTTGCGATGGACGGCTCCTTTATCTGCCGCGCCCTGGACCACTCGATGCTCGGCATCAACCGCGCCGAGCTGGCCGCGAAGGCCCGCGCCATCGAGGCCACCAACATCAAGCCGATGGTGGACAGGCTGCGCAAGGGCCTGAAGAAGGGCCTGACCCGCACGGCCGTGCAGGCGATCTACAACGACCGCGAGCGCGAAGCCGAAGCCGCCGCAGGCAATGTCCACCGCCTGGCTCCCCGCGTGCTGCAGCACACCACACCGGCCATCGATTCGGTATTGGCCCACCTGGACACCACCAGCAAGGACGCCGACCGCGCCGCCGCCCTGGCGGCAATGGAGGCCCAGGCCGCCGCACCGGCCGCCGTGCTGCCCCTGGCCAGCCCAAGCAGCCGCTACAGCGCCTGGGCGCGCCTGCAGGCCCGCAAGGACCGTGGCGAGGCCATCAGCGCCCGCGACCTGGACTGGTCAGCCAGCTACCAGACCAGCAAGGAATTCGCCTCGTGGCATGAGCTGCACGAAGGCACCGACCCGCTCGGGGAGGAAGCCACCGGATAACAAAAAGAAAGCCCACCAGCGCTGTCACGCGGGCGGGCTCCAGAGGAAGTGTCTCAACCAGCAATCAGTAAAGACGGAGAAAGTGTATGTCAAACAAAAGCAATGATCAATCCGACCTGTTTCAACCAGGTCAGCAAGTCGCCAAGCTCACCAACGTGGCTTTCGCCATCGAGGCGATCAACCAGGTGACAGATGTGGACGACCTCGGCGCGCCGCACATGGCGGTGCTGTACGGCCCGCCCGGCTTCGGCAAGACGCAGGCGGCCATGTACCTGGCGCACCCGCAGGGCCGCAACGCGGTGTTTGTGTCGATCCGCATGTTCGACACCACCAAGACGCTGGCGCAGCTGCTGTGCCTGGAGCTGGGCATCCAGACCAAAAGCCAGTGGCCGGTCTCCATGCTGTACGACCAGATCGTCAAGCGCCTGCAGCAGCTGGGCCGGCCGCTGGTGCTCGATGAGGTGGACTACATCGCCGAGAAGTCAACCATCGACTTCATCCGCACCATCCATGACAACACCACGATCCCGATCTTCCTGATCGGTGAGCAGGACTTGAAGCGCAAGCTGCTCTCGCGGCACGAGCGCTTCCATGACCGGGTGCTGGTCTGGAAGGAAGCCCAGCCCTGCGATGCGCTGGACGTCAAGAAACTGGCCGCCCACCATGCCGGCGAGCTGAAATTCACCCAGGACGTGATCGACGCCCTGGTGACCAAGACTGGCGGGGTGGCCCGCCGCGTTTACAACGAACTCAAGGCCCTGCGTGAAGAGTGCAAGCGCGCCGGTACCGACACGCCCCTGCTGGCGATGCTGGGCACCCGCAGCGGCAAGGGGGCACGATGAGCCGCAAGTCCATCAACGTGGAATTACGCGCGCTTAAAACGCCGCGTGAGCGGGTGTGGGAAGCCATGCTGCTGCTCAGCCGGGCGCCTGGTGTGCGCTTCGACAAGACATCGGTCCAGGACCACTGCAACCCGATGGTCAGCTGGACGCTGGTCGATGACTACTTTGACGATCTGGAGAAGGCCGGCTACCTCAAGCGTGTAGGCGGTACCGGCGTCAGCAAGGGCGTCATGGGCAAGCCCATCCAGTTCGTGCTGGCAAAGGTCCAGGGCGATGCCCCGCGCGTCAGCACCAAGGGCGAAAAGGTCACCCAGGGCGAAGGCAACGAGGCGATGTGGCGCGCCATGAAGGTGCTGTCCACCTTCGACTACACCGACATTGCCAAGGCGGCCACGCTGGGCACCCTGGTGGTCAAGCCATCCACGGCAAAGAGCTATGTCTCCCACATGGCGCGCGCTGGCTACCTGTCCACGGTGCGCGCGGCCAAGCCCGGCACGCCTGCCAAACACCGCCTGGCAAAGAACACCGGCCCGCACGCGCCGGCCATCACGCGCCGCAAGGTGGTCTTCGACCGCAACACGGGTGAGTTCGCCAACCTGGAAACAGCGCAGGAGGTTTGCGATGGCCTCGAATAGCTCACGCAGCCAAAGCGTTTTACCGGCCGATGTGAAGGCCGCGCTGCAGGCCGCAGTGAAGCGCTTCAACTCCCAGGTCAAGGTTGCCGCCGAACTGCACGTCAGCTCGGCCGTGATCAGCACGCTGCTGCGGGACAAATACCCCGGCAACGTCGAAACGATGGAGCAGCGCATACGCGGCCAGTTCATGGCCGAGACAGTGCGGTGCCCCGTGATGGGCACCTTGAGCAAGCGCAGCTGCCAGGACAACCAGGCGCTGCCCCAGGCCTTCACCAACCCCATGCGCGCCGCCCTGGGCCGCGCCTGCAAAACCTGCCCGAACCGAAAGGACATGACATGAGCCAGGCCAAACGCTTCGGCTGGATCAAACGCAGGGCTCGCCGCCTGCAGCGCTTTTATGGCGTCACTCGCAAGATCGCCGTCTTCGACGCGCGCCTGGACTTCCTGACCTTCCACGGAGGCCAGTCATGAACCGGCACGCCTTTTACCCAGGTGTGGTGATTCCGACCGTGCCGCCCCGGCGCAAGCAGCTGCTGCGCTTTTTGCGCTGGCTGGCGCTGTTCATGGCTGTGGCCTTGATGGTGCTGGGCGCCGTCAAGGTGATGGCCATCTTGTGGACGCTGGACGCCCAGCTGGACAGCGCCTTCATGCAGGGCATGCAGGCCGGTCAGCAGATGTGCGCAAGGGGAGCCTGATCATGCAATTCAAGAAAATGCCCCCCAAGGGCGCCAGGCTCAACCCGCAGAGCAAGGCCATCGTCGCGCACCTGCAGGCGCACGGCCGCCAAACTTTCGACCAGCTCCATGTGCTGTTCAGGGAGCCGTCTTACCACCGCAGCAACGGCCCCAACGGGCATGTGCCGAATCCGGACTGGCTGCGCGCCCGGCTGACCAGCCTGCGGCAAGGCGGCCATCTGTCGCGCGAAGTGCACGAGGGCGCCATGTACTACGTCGCCGGCTATCAGGCGGGCGAGCTGATTGAAGCAACACCCAGGCAGGCCCAGCCCGCTGACGGCTGCGTCACGCCGCCGCGCCGCATCTACGTGATGGGCGGCGATACCTATGTGCCACCCAAGCCCGCGCCGTGCCGCGACGGCGCGATGGACTTCGCCAACTGCCCAAGCATCGAGGCCGGCCGCGCCCGGCCCTTCATTCCCGGAAAGGTCAATCATGGGTAACGCAATCACTCAAGACACCCGCGCGCTCTGGCTGATGCTGCAACGCGACGGCGGCTGGTGGACGGTCACCATGCTCACGCACCACTGGCGGCCGACCTTCCAACCGTATGAGGTGCAGCAGGCCGTGGACGCCCTGGAAGCTGGCGGCTTCCTGGACAGCCGCGACCAGGCCGGCAAGCGCATCTATGCCTTCACTTCCAGCTGCAAGAGCCTTCCGGACCTTGCCGTTGCAAGCCAGCCAGGAGCACTGGCATGAACACGCAGCAGAACGACCAGGACATGGCCGCGTCGATGGCACGGGTTGTCGAAGCCGCCGAGCGGGTGGAAGAACTGCTCAAGGATCTGCCGGCCCTGGTGCAGCTTGACGCGCTGTTTAGCGCCTACATGAAGCTCGGCCGGGCGCACGGCCAGCTTGAGAAGGTCGGCACCTCGCTGCTGGAGCTGGGCGGCGCCATCGTGTTCGGCCAGATGCTGCTGCAGAGCCAGCGGCCCGCGCGCACCACCGTGCCGGCACCCGGCCAGGCCGACTATCCGCCAGCCCCGACCACCCGCCAGTAACAGGAGCCATCCATGCAACTGCAAATCAACAAGGAACAGGTGCTTGCCGAGCTGCAGCGCCATGTCGGCCGCGAGAACGGCATCCACGGCCGCGACCTGGTCGCCCGCATCACCGGCCAGGCCACCAACCAGCCGGCGCTGGAGCGGGCGGTGCGTGACTTCATTGTTGAGCTGCGCATGGACCAGCACCGCGTGTGCGGCTACCCGGCCAGCGGCTACTACATGGCCGCCACACAGAAGGAGTTTGACGACACCTGCGTCTTTCTCCTGGAGCGCGCCAGCACCACGGTGGATCAGGTCGCCGCCATGAAGGGCCGCTTTGCGCCCGACCTCTATATCGAAATGGGCGTTCCCAGCCCTTCCAAAAAATCAACCACTGCAGGAGTTTCCAAATGAATGAACAACAAACCGCCCACCCCGGCTACTGGAAGGATGCCAGCGGCAGCCTGATCCCGGTCAGCAAGATCAAGGAAATCGACAAGCTGCGCCACCAGGTGGTGGGCGAGATCTGCCGGCAGGCCGAGCAGGAGAGCGCCCGCCTGATGGCCTTCAAAACCACAGCGATGCAGGCCATCTCCGACTTCATCGACAAAAGCCTGGCGAACTATGACGTGCAGCACGGCGGCAAAAAGGGCAACGTCACACTGATCAACTTCGATGGCGAGTACAAGATCATTCGCCAGATGCAGGAGACCATCACCTTTGATGAGCGCCTGCAAGCCGCCAAGGCGCTGATCGACGAATGCATCCACGGCTGGAGCAAGGGCAGCAACGCCAACATCAAGGTGTTGGTCAACAACGCCTTCCAGGTGGACCAGCAGGGCAAGATCAGCACCGGCCGCGTGCTGGGCCTGCGCCGCCTGGAGATCACCGACGAAAAGTGGCTCCTGGCAATGCAGGCAATCGGCGACAGCATGCGCGTGGCCAGCACCAAGCCCTACATCCGCTTTTACAAGCGCGATGCCACCACGGGCGAGTACTTCCCCATCAGCCTGGACGTGGCGGCGATATGAGCGCGGGCAAATCAACGGCTGCCATCAACCTGGCAAACCTGCGCGCCTCGGTCAACTACCGGAAGCCCGCCAAGCCCCTGCCGCAGCCAGCCTGCAAAAACTGCGGCTTCTACCTCTGCGACCACGAAGACCGCGAGGGTGCGAAGGGCGTCTATTTCGAGACATCCAACAGCCGCTGCAGGCGTCACACCATGCCGGTCGGCCGCACCAGCGTTTGTGACACGCACGAGTTCAAGCACGCCGACCGGAGGGACGTATGAACGCCACCGCCTGCACCAACTGCGGTTGCACCGAGCTGCGCGCCTGCCCAGGCGGCTGCAGCTGGCTCGGCGTCAATCACCGCGACGGCACCGGCGTCTGCAGCCGCTGTCCGACACACCTCGCTGCCTGGCGTTACCAACAGGCCGAGCCGACTGCTCAGCAGCGCCGCGATCTGCTGCAGATCGGCCCGACCGACATCTGAAAGGTCACACATGGACGCTGCATTGATCGAGAGCCTGGCGCTGATCGTGTTGATCGGCTTCCTGTCCTGGATCTTCACCCGTTTCGATTGATTTTCCTTGGTCACGCCAGCGGCCTGGAAACCGCAACCGGCTGATCTTCCCGCCCCAGGGCTCCTGCCTTGGGGCCTTTTAAACCGCTTTAAAGGCTGTCTTATGAACACCAAATTTACCGCCGCCGCCCAGGCCATCGCCGATCACTTCAACCAAGCCGAGGCCCGGCGCGGCGACCAGTTCCCCGAGACCTTCATCGACCCGATGTGTAACGACGCCGTAAGGGCCAATACGGTCGGCATCCCTGTTGCGCTGCTGCGCGCCCTGACGAACGCGCAAGAGGCTACGGCTAATCCTGTCGCAGAGCCGGTGCACGTCGCCCTCAAAGCGGCATTTTTGGTGGGTCTAGCTGCACTTATCGATCGAATGAATGAAGACGTCGATTCGCCTGCAAAAGCTCGCTGGAAAGCGTGGGTGCAAAAAGAAGTGGACAGCATTCCCGATGAGATGACGGGTGACTACGCGATTGATTGCGCTATCAAGTTCTTCAACGAAGCCGATCCTGTGCTGCTTTCTTCTGATGACCTGAAGAAGGTCAGCAATCCCGATGGCGGCGTTGTGCTGCAGCCTGCGCCCGCTTTTGATCCCTACAGCGGCCGCTGATAAGGAGGCACGCCATGAATACCAAAGTCGAAACCCAAGACGTCACAGTGCGCTCAACAGGCGGCACATATTTGACCAGCACGGTGCGCGGCAGCAAGGCCAGCTGCACCTCTGGCGAAAAGCAGGCGGCCGAGCGTCTGGGCGAGAAGCTCTACGGCGCGTCCCTGGTCACCGTTGAACCGTTGCCGCGCGGCAGCGATCACAACATCACCCACTGGCGGCTGCACGCCGAGCCGGTGCACGCCTGGGCCTGGCAGTCCGGGCTGATCGAGTTCGGCCGCGAAGTGCCCGAGGGTGCCTTGTCGTTCGCCACCGGTATGGACCGCGCGCTGCGCACCATCGTCGGCGGGCTGGCCCGTGAAGGCCAGGGAAAGAGCCAGGGAAAGCTACTGGTGCCTGGTGTGCCAGAGGCCACCACGAGCCGCCAGCAGATCGACGCGTTCATCGCCTGGGTGGAGTGGTGCGCAAAGAGCAACGGCCGGCCTCAATGGCAAGGCGTGGTGTTCGCTCGCAAGCAAGGCGGTGCAGCATGACGTTCACCATCAGCCTGCCGTTGTGGACTGTTCTACCGCTGATCTTGAGCATTGCATTGCTTGCAGTGGTCGCCTGGGTTTCCTTCAAGGATGACGACATAGGAGGAACGCTTGGCTTGCTGCTCGCCTTTGCGCTGATTTCCTGTATCTGGGCACCGATCCTCTACGGTCGTTATGAGCGGTGGCTGGTCGTTTCGGTGTGGTTTTCGATAGCTTTTGCGTGGGCCTGCTGGCGCGAAGAGTTCGAGCGACAAGATCTTCCGTTCATCGCTACCTTTGTGCTCGTGCCTTGGATGTTGGTGATCTACGGGAGGCTCACAGCATGAGCCTGTCGCTCGACCTTTACTGGCTCGACCTGTTCGAAGCCGCGCGGCCGTGGCTCACCAGGGGATTGCAGTACCTCAACAGGCCCTTTGCCCTGGTTGAGCTGTTCGCCACGGCCTGCGGCCTGTTTGGCAGCTTGCTGCTGGCCTTGAAAGGCCGACAGGCCCCGCTGGGCTGGCTCTTCTTTGCCGCCAGCAACATCGGCTGGTTGTCCTTCGCCAACGGGCACGGCCACCAGTTCATGTTCGTGCAACAGATCGGCTTCTCCATCACTTCGCTGATCGGCATCTACACCTGGATCATCGTGCCAGCCGTTGATCACCACTATGAACAGCTTGTGAGAAAGGCAATCGGGCTATGAGCCGCGCACCTGTCACGAAGAAGCCTGTGGCGATGTGCTGCGTCAGCATCGCCTACAACGACTACCTCATGCCTGCCGACAAGGGCATGAAGCTGGTCGAGCTGCTGCAGTCGGCTTTTGCAGCCCGAAAAGGCTACGGCGATCACGGCTACACCTACGCTTTCGGTGAGCAGCCGAGCGTGGAGCTGTCCTTGGTCAAGGCGTCGCAGATCAAGGCGAGGCGAGCCGACACCAACGCAGCCGGCCAGATGCTCCTGGGAGGGCCTGACTGATGCCTTTCTATCGAATCAACGGCATGACCGTCCACATGCGCGGCACGCGCCTGCCTGCACCGTGCGCGGCCAGCATCCTCTTGGAAGGCAAAACAATTCTGTGCCTGGCGCCCAGCGCGTTCCTCTGCGATGGCCCGCCGCCCGCTGAGCGTGCGCGCGACCACCACGATACCGGCACATGCGACCGCCATCTGTGCGCGGCCCACGCCCACCAGGTCGGCAAAAACAAACACTACTGCCCGGCGCACCGCCAGCAGCACCTGGACGATCAGGCGCAGGGCGGTTTGTTCACGTCATTGGTGCAGTCATGACCTTCATCGCCATTCGCACACGCCCGGTCGCTCTTGATGCCTGTCAGTGGCATCAGCCCGGCGATCTGCCAGACATCGTTGTCAGCTCTGGTGTTACTGGAATGTCCACCTGGGGCGTGCACAGCGCCTCGCATGGCTTTCAAAAAATCAACCCTGGTGATTGGGTCGTTTTTGAAGGTAGCCGTCACAGCCCTCGCGTCTACGGGAACGCTAACTTCCACGCAAATTTTGAGATTGTCGAGCCATGAGCAAGCTAGCCCGCGACCACCGCAACAGCGACGTCATCAAGATCCAGATCGCCAGGAAGGAACTGAATCTTCCTGATGACGAATACCGCGCCATCCTGGTTGCACAGGGCGGTGTGGACAGCTCCAAAAACCTGACGCATGAAGGGCGGCAGCGCGTGCTGACCTACCTTCAAAAACAGGGCTGGAAGCCAAAGGCCTCGACCAAACCAAAGCGCCCATCCAGGCCCACACCAAAGGCCGATGCGCTGCCGCTGGTCAAGCGCATTCGCGCCCAGTTGATCAGCCTGGACCGCCTGCCCGACACCTATGCCGACGGCATCGCCAAACAGATGTTCGGCGACGAAGCGCCACAGTTTTTCGAGTGGTGCCCGATCCGCGACCTGGAGCGAATTTCCCAGGCTTTGACCTATCAGCAAAAACGCACAGGAGCGGCCACAAAATGAGCACAGATCACAGCGATAACCAATCCACCATCAGGCGCCATCACCTGCTGGCCGACATGGCCGAGAAAGCCGCGCTACACCTGATCAAGGTCCACGGCCTGGACAAGGAAAACGCCTGCGACGTGGGCAACGAGCTGGCCGATTTTCTGGCTAAAAACTGGCGCGGCCAGCATATCTATTTCAACGCCGACACCCAGTTCTATTTGAGCAAGCGCGACCATGAAATTTACCAGCGCATGGAGCGCGGAAACGCCTATGAACTGGCGAAGGAATTCGACCTGAGCTACGTGCGGATTTACCAGATTTACAAGCGCGTCCTGGCCGAGATGCGCGCCCGCAACCAGCCAGGTCTTTTTGAGGAGGTTCACCTGGTCGAGGCGAAGTTATCCACAGGCAGCGGGGAGGGCAATTAAGATGGACTTCGCTTCCGAATTGGTTGGAGCCGCCATTGGTAGCCAATTCGGAAGTGGTGTTCCGAATTGCCGGTGTAGCATTGCCGCCATGCCAGCCCGCCCCCAGCTTCCCGATTCAAGGCTTGATCCCTCTTTTAAGGATGTTTTATGAGCGCAACACTTACCGCGGCCAGACTTCCTTCGCATGTCCGGGTTCAGCTGGACGAGCGGCTGCGCGGCGCTGCATACGGCGACACCGTGGCAATGGCTGATTGGTTGAAAGAATTGGGCCATCCCATTGGGAAGTCCTCTGTAAATCGCTATGCGGTGCGGCTGCGGTCAGTTGACGCCAAGGCTGGTGGAGTTGCCGCTGTATTGATGACGCCTGCCAAACCTAGAGCGTCTAGGAGCGCCGATCGGCGCGCAGAGATCATGGCCGAGCTGCTCCGGCTTCAAGGCCTCCAGACGGCTCTCTTGGCTGAGCTGGCTGCTATCTCTGCGCCAGCCTGAAACGCGGGACCTGCTGAAAAATAGCGTGGCCCAAGTTTTCTCGAATTCGACGGGCCTGTTTTTCTCTAAGTAGCTGATTTTGCTAGAAAAATCCCGTTGAATGCCACCGAATCCCGGTCAATCCCGTTTCCCCCATGATCGTGGTCTTGCACACTACCCCGAAGCCCCTTTGGGGTAGCGCAGCGCTCACAGCGCTTTTCTTTTTTTAAAGTG